GCAAATTTTCCTGCAGGTACTGGTACTGGTGCTATTACAGGAGCTGGCGTTTTAAACGCATCTACTGCAGGTACTATGCTTTGCCGGACAAATTTCCCAACTGTTACTAAACAGGCTGGTGACACTATCGCTATTACTTGGAAAGTTACTGTAAGTTAATTTTACAATTTCTATATTATACTTTTAATGTAATCGGATAAGGTAAAGCATGGCTAATACAGCATTAGTTAAAACAATTCTTCACAAATCTCTAGCAGAGGGTGTGTATAGAGACCTAGTCACAAGAACTGGGTCTTATTACTATTTTCTTGGTAAAACTCTCGGGTGGACTGACGAGGATAATCCACCTTATCCGATTGATAGCTTAAAATATGAACACGACGTTCGTAATGAAATTATCACATTAAAAGAAATTAGACCGTCAGATATCGCGTTCGTTGTTCCTCGAAAAGAATGGGTTGACAATGAATTGTATGATATGTACGATGATCAGTATTGTGACGAGGTAATCGGCGTTAACATCATTTCTGGTGGTACTGGTTATATTGACATTTACGACATCGAACTATCTATCACAGGTGGTGGCGGTACAGGTGCAACTGCAGTTGTTACTGAAGTTGAAGGTGGTGAGATAGCTGGCGTCACTTTGACTAGTCGCGGATATGGTTATACATCAGAACCAACTATCACAGTTACAGCTTCTTCTGGTTCTGGCGCCAACTTAAAAGCCAAAATTGGTATTTCATCTACAGGTAAACAGAAGATTGAAGATGCAGCATTCTATGTTGTAACTGACGAATATAACGTTTACAAATGTCTAGATAACAATAACAATTCTAGATCAACTGTAAAACCAACAGGTACTCAACTTGATCCATTTGAAACGGCAGACGGGTATATTTGGAAGTTTATGTACAACATTCCAATTAACCTTCGCAATAAATTCTACACGGATGAATATATCCCTGTAGTTTCTGCTCTAACAAACCATTTTTATTCAAACGGAACTATTGATAATATTTTTATCGCCAACCGTGGTAAAAATTACACATCAGCAACAGTTTCTGTTCTAGGCGATGGATATAGAGCAGCTGACCCTATCTATGTAACTGGTGCAACTGTTGTACAACCAGGTACAGGTTATCAAATTCCATCTATCACATTCAGTGACCCTGTTTCTGGAGCATCTCCATTTACACAAACTACTGGTGTGACGCTGGGTCAAAAGATTTTTAACTCAGTAAGCGATTTCTATGAAGTTGTAACACCAGGCGTTACAGCAACATATGAACCAACACACCGTTTCGGTACAGTACTAAACGGCACTGCTGCTATTAAATATATTGGTTCTACATTGAAGGGTACTGTAACAACAGTAAACCCTAAGAATATTACGAAAATTACGGTGACGTCTGGTGGCGCTGGATACTTAACTCCACCATCAGTTACAATTTTGGATGGTACTGGCGTTAATGCTACAGCAGTTGCAACGATCGGCACATTCACACTAAACGACGTTATTATCAACAACGGTGGTTCTGGATACTTAACACCTCCTGTGCTAACTGTATATGGCGGTGGCGGCTCTGGTGCTCAGATTCAAGCTATCTTAACTGGTGGTGTTGTAACTGATGTTTTAATCGTAAACCAAGGTTCTGGTTATACTTCTTCTCCTTCCATCTTAATTGAAGGTTCTGGTACAGGCTTGGTATTAACACCTGTTATGTCTGGGTCTCCTATTACTGCAATTACAGTTACAAATGGTGGAACTGGATACACTAGCCCCGTTGTTCAAATTTCGGGTGGTGGTGGCGCAGCAGGCGCGGCAACAGCAACTGTTGAAACTGGAATTATTGATAGCATTACTTTGAATGGTTCCGTTAGAGAAGTTAATATCGTTAACTCTGGTTCTGGATATTTGACAGCACCAGAGGTCAACGTTGAAGGTGGTGGAGGTTCTTTTGCTATCGTTAAATCTAAAATCTATCAAGATAAAGTAATTTCAACTTACGTTATTAACTCTGGTTTTGATTATACATCAGAACCTACTGTAACGTTTGGAACGCCATTTGAAACTTTCAAAGAAGTTTATACAAATGATCAGTTGTCAAATGGCACTAACTTGTATACTGTAATGAACGCTGGTTACACTGGCACATTAGATCCTGTACACAGCACAGGTACTGTTGTATCATCACCAGCGTGGTCTGCAAATACAACAGTTGTTGCAAACCAAACTGTTTATGTTTCTAATAGATTGTACAAGTGTTTAAATGGCGGATTAACTGGCGGAACTGAACCCGTTCACACTAGTGGTAATGTCTATAATGGTGCTGTTAACATGCAATATATTGGCGCTCCAGCTTCTTTAAGAAGAGATGGTACTGTTGCCACTGGTTACGCTGTTCTTCGTTACGGCGCAGGATACTCAGAAACTCCAAAGGCTAATTTTATTGATGCGACAGGTAAAGAGGCAGAAATCGGTTTCTATACTGCCAAGTCCGAAGCTAAGATCACACCTATCGTTTCTAATGGTCAACTTGTGTATATTGTGGTTGACGACCCAGGTGTTGGTTACACTAAGGCTGAATTGACTGTATCTGGAGATGGAATTGGGGCTGCTCTACAGGCTGATTTGTCTTTAGGGGCTATTTCTTCTCAGCAAGCTAACAATGAAATCTTAACACCAGAAGGTACTATTGACGCAATTGCTATCAATTCTGGTGGTTATTCTTATGGTGTCGCTAACATCTCTATTTACGGCGATGGTACTGGCGCTGAAGCCGAAGCTGTGATTGACCCAGACACTAAAGCTATCAAAAAGGTTAATATCATTAATCGCGGTTCTGGTTATACTTGGGCTGATGTAAAAATTACAGGTAACGGTAATGGCGCGCAACTTCGTGCTATTATTTCTCCGTTCGGCGGCCATGGTAAAAACGCTCCAGAAGAATTATTTGCAAGATCATTGATGTTGTATTCTAATATTTCTACAGACCTGAACCAAGGTGTTATCGTTGCTAACGACTACCGTCAAGTTGGTATCATTAAAAACCCACGTGTATTTAATGGTCTTGAAGTATTCCAGGGAACAGTTGGTTCTTGCTGTTATATTGTTCAGTCTCCAATTGACACTACCAAATTTAAACGCGATGATGAAGTATATGTTGAACGAACAAACAATCCAGAAATTGTTTGGGAACCAACGCAATATGTTTATCTTGGCGATTTCTTATACTATGAAGATAGAATTTATACGGTCGTTGTTTCTGGTTTAACTGGTTCAACACCTCCAACGCATATGACAGGTACTGAAAAGAACGGTTTTTGTTCTTTAACATACGTTGGTTCTACAAAATCTAAAAAACGTTATCGTATCGTTTCTGTAACAAACTCAACTGCTCTTGTGCAATCTCTTGATAATGATATCCCAGGAAACAGCGACGTTTTTATTAACAGCGAATATGTTACATATAATTTTACTGCAACTACAATCGGTTACCCAACAGTGGATAAATACTCAGGGCAGATGATGTATATTGATAACAAACAAGGTTTCACTCCTTCTGGTGATGAAACGATTACTCTTAGAACTATCATCAATTTCTAAGAATAAATAATAAACAGTTAAACTTAAAGAGAACGCAGAATGGCAATTGACTTTAACACAGAACCGTATTTTGACGATTATAACGCTCAGAAAGACTTCTATCGAATTCTATTCCGTCCGAGTTATGCGGTTCAAGCTCGTGAATTAACTCAAATTCAAACGATCTTACAAAACCAAGTTACTCGTTTTGGCGACCACGTGTTTAAAAACGGTTCGCAGGTAATTCCAGGTTCAGTCAACGCAGATAACCAAGTACACTTTATTAAACTAGAACAGTTTACTGGTACTATCGACGTAACAACTTACATCGAGACATTCAAGAATAAAATCGTTACTGGCGAAACATCTGGTGTTAAGATGCGCGTTCTTGATACCACAGCGCAAGCTAATATCATTTCTGAGAATTTCGACATTCCTACTCTGTACTGTAAAGTTGAAGGTACAGCTGCAGATAATGTAACTAATCGCTTGGTTCCAGGCGAAAACATTGTAGCTTATGAAGAAGACAACCAAATTTCTTCTAACTTTGCTCTTACCGAAGACCAATTAGGTGATATTACTGCAGTTATTCGTATTCTTGGCGACGAAGGTGAAACTGGAACAACATACAGCGGTCAATCTTCTTCTGATGTTTTAGGTTATGCGTACAGCGTTGAAGTCAAAGCTGGTATCTATTACATTGATGGTTTGTTTGTTCGTAACGACGACTTAAAAATTTACGCTGGTCGTTTTAATAACGCTCCTTCTTGCAGAGTTGGTTTTAAGGTTACAGAAGCAGCAGTTGCTCCAGAAGATGATGATTCTATTTTGGACAACGCGACAGGTTCTTACAACTTCGCTGCTCCAGGTGCTCACCGCTATCAGATCAAACTATCTTTAGTTAAACTACCTTTAATCGCAACTGATGCTATTCGTTTTGTCGAATTGCTTCGCGTGACTGATGGTAGAATTCAGCACAAGATTGATAAATCTTCTTATGCAGAATTAGAAAAGACTTTAGCACGCCGAACATACGATGAATCTGGCAACTATGAAGTCAACAAGTTTAAACTATCTGTTCGCGATCACCTAAACGATGGAACAAACTTTGGCGTTTACCCAGAGCTAATTGGCGCCCCTCAAGATGGCGTTACATATGGTTCCGAAGATCAATTTGTGTTAGTTGTAGATCCAGGTAAAGCATACATTCAAGGTTACGAGGTAGAGTCAACAACTTCTCAGTTCGTTACTTTAGATCGCGCAAGAGAAATTAACGGTGAAGAAAACAACCATATCTCCAGACTCGACGACACTCCAATCGGTTTGAGCGTTGGTAACTGGGTTAAAGTAAAGAATCTCTTCCAAGCACCAGATATTACAAACTTTGAAAAAGTCTATCTAGTTAAGACCCTATCAACTGCAGGTAATGCTCCAGTTGCATCTAACATTATTGGTACAGCTAGAGTTAAATCTATCCAATTACATTCTGCAGATTATTCAGCAGGTACAAACACTGATTTCAAACTTGGTTTGTTTGATATCACTATGTACAACGGATATTCTTTCGAGGCTGATGTTAAGAGTATTACAGGGCTAGGGGCAACTGGAACAAACCCATTCACTTGCGATGTATCTCCAACTCTTATCCCTCTAGTTGGTTCTGCCACTTCTAACGGTACATCAACTGTTACAGGCGTTGGTACTAACTTCCAATCAACAGTTCGCGTTGGTGATGCGATTTATTTAAACAGCACTTATGTTGGTATTGTATCATCTATCACTAACAACCTATCGTTAGTTTTAACTACAACTGCTGCAGCTTCGGTTACAGGCGGCGCTGTTGGTATTTTCAGCGCTCCTATCCAAGACCCAACATACGAGACTCTAGTATTCCCAGTTGGTTATACAACTGTTAAGACTCTTCGTGGTCAAGATCAGCTTGGCGGCGATACTGTTAAGTCTTCATCTATCGTGGTTCGCCGCAAATTTGCAAATTCTTCTACAGCCATTAACAAAGTTTCTTTTGAAATCACAACAACTAATGAGACTTTCTTATCTGACTCAGATTTGTCTAACTTCTTGTTGATTGACAACGCGACTCACTTACCTGTTAATATTACAACAACATCTATCACATTCGATAACGATGCATTGAGAAAGCGTGTAGACTTTGCAGGCGTTAACAACGGTAGTTTCTATCTTGTCGCATCTGTACAACAACAAAACAGCGCTGCTCAAGAAAAGACAAAAGTTCTGATAGATAACTGGTCTGAGGTTATCACAGGCAAGAAACTTGTGTCAGCTTCTACAGTTGAGCTTAGAAAAGCAGATGCTATTCGTTTGAAGAGCGTGAAAATGACACCAAGCGATTACACAGCATATAACGCAAACAATTCAGTTGATATCACAGAGCGTTACACTCTAGATAACGGTCAGCGCGCAACACACTACACAAACGCTAAATTGATTTTGAAGCCAGGTTTCCAACCTCCTTCTGGCGCAATCAGTGTTGAGTACGATTGGTTAGAAGTTACTGCTTCTTTCGGTAACTACTTCTCCGTAGATTCATATGCAAGTATCCCTTATAGTGATATTCCTTCTTACACTATCACAAACCCAGCTACTGGAAAGAAAGTAGAAACTTGCCTATCAGATGTATTAGACTTCCGACCAATTCTTGGTGGTGAAAATACATTCTACCCAGAATTACCAAAAATTGGTTCTGATGCCCAATCTCCAGTCGCATATTATCTTGGTCGCAAAGACAAAATCGTTTTAGATTCTGTTGGTCGTTTTAATGTAATTAAAGGTGTGCCAGCTGCGATTCCACAAGAACCAGAAGACCCTAAAGAGGGTATGGTGTTGGCTTCTATTGTAATCCCACCTTACACTAAAACTGTAAACAGTATCGTTGTGTCTCAGCGCGAGAATCGCCGTTACACTATGCGCGATATTGGTAAGTTGGATCGCCGTATCTCTAACCTTGAGTATTACGTTACTCTGAACTTGTTAGAAAAAGATACAGCAACTATGCAGATCAGAGACAATACAACTGGTTTGGATAAATTTAAAAACGGTTTTATCGTTGACCAATTCACAGGTCACGGTATTGGCGATGTTAAAAACGTTGACTATCGTGTTTCTGTAGACGCAGCTACTCGCACTCTTCGTCCAATGCACTTCACAACTTCTCTTGAAATTGTTGAAGACCTAGCATCTGGCGGTGACCGCGCATACAAAGGTTACAAGAAAACTGGCGATTTAATTACCCTACCATATACTGAAGACGCTTTCATCTTCAATAACAACGCAACCCGCTCTATGGATATTCAAGCCATGGCCATGGGTGCGATGAAGGGTCAAATCAACCTATTCCCAGAAGGTGATAATTGGAAATCTGTAGATCGCCGACCAGACCTTGTTGCAATTGATGATAATAACTATGACGCTATTCAATTCCTAGCAGCTGAAGCTGGCGTTACTGGCACAAAGTGGAATGAATGGCAGACTAACTGGACATCAGTAACTTCAAACGTTTCTAGAAGCGAAACTCGCGTAAGTAGCGGTGGCGTTCTTGTAACAGGTTACGAAACAACTATCACTAATTACAGCGGTTACGATTATAGATCTGGGGTTAACACTTCTCTCTCTTCTACTGTTAACTCGCAAGATTATGGCGATAGAGTTGTGGATATGTCATATATCCCATATATGAGATCTCGCCCAGTTACATTCTTTGCTCAGAACTTAAAATCTAAAACACAGTTCTGGCCATTCTTCGATAACGTTGATATTAAAGAATATGTACAACCTGCTGATAGCTTCATCGTTGAACGAACAAGTAACACTTTAATCGACTTCAACTTCAACAACCTAATCAATGGTATTCTAGCAGACGATCCACGCCGCGCATACAAAGGTAAAGTTGAACCAGCGTTTTCTGTTGGTGATGTTGTTACTAACTCTTTACACTCTGCAGTTAGCGTTCAGTCTGTAAGCAACCTTACTGGTACAGGTTATCAATTTACTTTAGTTGTCGCTGACACTACTGGTATTGCCGTTGGACACCATGTTATGTTCTATAACATGGACAACCACAACGCATACAACGTGAAGAATTTGGAAGACTTACAAGATAACCAAACTATCCCAGCAAGTTTGGGCATCTCCAACACTGCTGCGATGTCTAGAGAACTAAACTTGAAGAAGTTCAAAGTTATCGCTATTTCTGGTCAGCAGTTAACACTTGCCAAGATTGATGGTTCTGCTATTGAAGCGTTCTCTTCATACAGCACTGGTTCTTACACTCAAAGTAAAACTGGTATGTTGTACCGTCTTCGCGCTTCTGGTGTTGTTGTTACTGGTGGAGAAATTATTTCTTCCGATTCCATTGGCCCAATCCAACAAGAAATTAAAGTTGTAAACATCAAGAATGGTTTCGGTGTTGGTGATATGCTACAAGGTACTGTTAACGTTGGTGGTACTACTGCTCTAAACGTTGTAGACATCGTTTCGATTAACGGAAATTCTTCTTCATCTGTTGTATCTACGATGAAGGCTTTGGGTGATGACGTTATTACTGATACAAATGGCGTTGCCGTTGGTGTATTCTTTATCCCAGAAAATGATGTTCTATCTTTCCGCACTGGTGAACGAGTGTTCAAGTTGACAGACAACCAGTCTAATAGTAACTCTTTCTGGGACTCTATTGGTTCTGTAACATACTACGCGCAGGGTATTGCTTTGAGCAAAGAACGTACAATCGTTTCTACTCGCGCTGCTGTATTTACTCAAGCTGATACATACGAAGATACTCAGTCTCTTCCACCAACACGTCGTACAACTACAAGTTCTAGAATTATTTACCAATACCGCTATGACCCACTAGCGCAAACATTCACTGTTTCTTCTTCTGGTGGCGTATTTGTAACTTCTGTCCAAGTGTATTTCTCAAAGATTGGTACTCGTCCAGTATCTGTTGAATTACGCAATACTGACAATGGTGTTCCATCTTCTAAGATTATTCCATTCTCTGAGGTGACATTAAACCCTTCAGAAGTTAAAGTGTCTGATGACAGTTCTGTGGCAACTGAATTTAAATTCAAGTCTCCAATCTACTTACAAGAAGGCGAAACTTACGCATTCGTAGTTAAGTGTGATGAACCAGGAAGTCAGATTTATGTTTCTGAAATGGGTCAGGTTGATATGTTGACTGGCAACACTATTGCAGCTCAACCGCTAACAGGTTCTCTGTATGCATCTCAGAACGCTAAAGAATGGGAAATTCACGCTCTTCTAGATATCAAGTTCAACTTGAAGAAGGCTAAGTTCCAGATCGACTCTGATGCATCAGTATTCTTGAAAGCAACACCACCACTAGACGTAACTCTACCAAATAATCCGTTTGAGATTACTCCTTGGACTAATTTGATTCGTGTTTATGCACCAAACCACGGTTTCTTAGCGAACGAACTTGTAACATTTAGCGATATTCCAGCTGGATTCTACGGTACTGCAAAAGGATATGTTGGTATCCCAGAAACATTACTTAACAAGACTCACACAGTTAGTGCTACTGGTTTAGACTTAGACTCGTTCGTTATTGATTTAACTGTAACCGATTCAGGTAACAACTATCTACTTGGTGGTTCAACTGTAAGTACAACATCTAACTCTGTTGCTGTTGGTTCTAAAACATTCACTGTTGGTTCTGGTCTAAAATATCTTGCAGGCGACTTAGTAACTGTTGAGTATTCTTCTAGCATCTACATGACTGGTACTGTTACAAGTTACAGTGGAACATCTTTAGTTCTGGATGTTACAACTATTTCTGGTTCTGGTACATACGCTTCTTGGAAAATTAAACCAGAATTTGTAAAAGGTGAGTATGGTGGCTCAACTGTTAAGTGCTCTAGAAGTATTAAGATGGACGCTATGTTCCTTAAAACTTCTGATCTAACGTTCCAAGACTCTAAGATTGATTACTATATTCAAACTGAGGGTGAAGATAAAGTGTTCTCTGAGTATCAACCAGTTGTTGCTAACACCAACACTTTGTTTAAAGAGCGCCGTCATATCTGTTCTTATGACAACCAAACTGTAATTTCTGAAGCACCTTTGCAGAAAAAATCTTCTGTTTTAGTTAAAGCTGTTATGTCTTCTACAAACGTTAATATCTCTCCTGCTATTGACCTGCAAAAGATTTCAGCATATTCTATCACTAACAAGATTGATAACGACACAGCATCTACGATCAACGTAGCCGCAATTGACACTAGAACTCTTTTAACATACGGAGATCTAGCGACAACAGACGTTGAAAACGCGTCTCCAGCTGGTACTATTACATCTTCAACTGCTTCTGCAACTGTAACTGGTTCTAGCACTTCGTTCACAACGCAGATTGTTGCTGGTAATACTCTACATAACTCTTCTGGTACTTTGATCGGTACAGTTTCGACAGTTAATAGTAATACATCTATTACTCTAACAGGTAATGCAGCTGTTGCTGTGACAAACGGCACTTATAAAGTTCGCTCAACGCCAACTCTAGTGTTTGAAAACACTACTTGGAATGGCGAATCGCTTGGTGTAATTAGAACTAACGTTGACACTGCTGATAACTTACTTGGTCAGGCAAACGTTGGCAAGAACATAACAATCAGTGGTTCTAGTACCACTGGTGTTGATGGCAACTATGTTGTGAAATATGTTGAAGTTGCCCCTGACAGTTCTACATACGCAGGTAATACAGAACTCGACGTTATTCGAGTGTTTGTATCCCCAGCGTTCGGTGGAACTGGAAGTTTGAACATGTTGAGTGATACTGACTTTAAGGTCACTATGCAAAACAAGTTCGTTGAAGACTTCGCTCCTATCGGATGCCATAACTCTGCAAACTACATCACTAGAACTCTTTCTCTAGCAACTGCAGCTGATCAATTGAAGATTATTTTTGACGGCAGCATCGTAAACCGTTCTGACGTTAAAGTATATTACAGAGCTTGGACGGGTGACGTTGATATGAGAAAGCTACCTTACAAAGATACCAATTTTGTAAATCAAACTTATGATGCAGAAAACATCTTCACTGAACGAACTATTGATCTAAGCGGTATGACACCGTTTACAAATATTCAGGTTAAGATTGTTATGAAGTCTACAGCTGCCACTTCTGTTCCTATGATTAAAAACCTTCGTATCTTGGCACTATCATGAGTTCATTAGCAAAAGTTGAAGGGTTTACTCAATTCAATAAAGACACCTCCGCTGGGGGTGTCGTTAATGTTGACAAACGTTCTTATGAAAATTACATTGCGACGAGAAACATGTTGAAACAACAGAAAGAACAGCAGCAATGCACGGTGAACACGGTCAACGAACTTACAACAGAAATAAATAATATCAAAGAAGATTTGAAAGACATTAAAACAATTTTAATGGCTATAATTAACAAATAAAGGTATTTCATGGCAGCTATTAACTTGCGTCAAGATAAAGAACGTCCATTAACAATTGCTGAAGTAGATTATAACTTCTCAGCGTTAAACGACGAAGTTGGTCAAAAATTAGATACAGCCGCATATAATGCGGTCAACATTCTAGAACTGTTAGATGGTAATGCTGGCGCGGGGTCAACTCTTGACTCTGATAAAATGCATGGTTGGTATCCATCACAAAACTCTGCCGCTGATACTGTGGCAGTTAGAGACGCGCTTGGTAATTTAAAAGCTGTGCAATTCCAAGGTTTACATATCGGTAACGTTATTGGCGATATTACTGGTAACGGTACAGGTACATGGACAGGTAACGCTACAAACGTATCAGGTATTGTACAACTTGACCACGGCGGTACAGGTGCAAATACTGCAGCATCTGCTAGAACCAACCTTGGTTGTGGCAATATGGCGGTTCAAAATAAAAACACAATCGACATCACTGGTGGTACAATTACAGGTATTACTGATTTAACAGTTGCTGATGGTGGTACTGGCGCTTCTGATGCAATCGGTGCTCGATCTAACCTTGGTTTAATTATCGGTTCTGATATTCAAGCGTATAATGCATCTTTAACTGGCTATGGTGCAACTTCTGGAAATGGATTTATTGTAAGAAAAACTGACAACTCCGCTGTTGTTCGTAAATTCGTAGCTGGTAACTCTATTGATATTAGCAACGTAGATGGTATTGCGGGTGATATCACTATCGGATTAAACGGTGCGCCAAATATCGGATCTATCACTAAAACAGGTTCTGATGCTTCTGGTAACCTTGGTCAGTCCAATAACCGCTGGAATTATGTTTATACTCGATACATTACGGTAGACGCTATTACTAAAACTGGAACTAATGGTTCTGGTGATATTGGTCAATCTGATAATAGATGGGGTAATTTTCACGTTCAAAGTATCGGCGTTGGTACTGGTGCTTCTGGAACTGCTGGTGAGATTAGAGCAACAAACAACGTAACAGCATACTATTCTGACGATCGTTTAAAAACTAGACTGGGTGGTCTAGAAAATGCGTTGGATAAAATTGACCAGTTAGCAGGCTTTTATTACGAAGCTAATGAAACTGCACAAGAATTAGGTTATGATGTAAAACGCGAGGTTGGTCTTTCTGCTCAAGACACTCAAAAGATTCTACCTGAAGTTGTAGCACCTGCACCGATTGATGATAAATACTTAACGATTAGATATGAACGTCTTGCTCCGTTGTTTGTAGAAGGTATCAAAGAACTTCGCCGCGAACTTAAGAGTATTAAAGAACATATCGGAATGAACTAATAACAGGAAAACCTAATGGCTTCTATTACTACTCGCGTTACATCTGGTACAGGCGCTACCGTTAAGAATGCGCCGCTGACAAATGCAGAAATTGATAACAACTTTATCAACTTAAATTCTGCCAAACAAGAAACTGCAGACTGCGTTTCTACAAACACCGTAAACAAAGTTGTTAAACGCGACGGTTCTGGTAACTTTTCTGCAGGCACTATCACCGCAGATTTAAGCGGTAATGCTACAACAGCAACAACAGCAAGTAACTTAGCTAATGGCGCGGCTGGAACTATACCATATCAATCAGCATCTGGAACTACAGCACAACTACCTGCAGGTTCTTCTGGTCAACTTTTACGTTCAAACGGCGCAGGCGCTCCAACATGGTTAGACCAATCATCTATCGCAGCAGGCTCTGCGTCTTCTGCAGGTACTGCGACAAACTATAATGGCGTACCGCAAGCGCAGTATTCCGCTACTATGAAGGCTAACTTTAATATCACAGGTGGCGGCACAATTACAGTTGACGCCAGCGGTTATATTTCTTGGTCGACTAGATTTATTGTTATTTCACACGGTAACGGTAGCAATTTCTCAACAAGTGGTTATTTTGATATCTCAAATCCAGGGTCAAGCGTTACAATTACTGGAGTCGGCGGCGCAGGTAACGTTACAACAAACGGTTCTGGTGCTATCCCTCTAGGTTCATGGCAAGCTCTGTACTACATCTTACCTATTGGTTCTGGAAGTTCTTCCGTTGCAGGTAACTACAGAATCGCTTCTTATACATCTGGTTTAGAAGTACCATACAACTGGATTTTATTATGTGTACGAAACGGCGACGACGGTTATTTCTATTTCCCACAAGGGTTACAACTTACTACAAGCACAAGCGCGTCATACACACATCGTGGTTCTAATTTCCAGATCAACTCTCTTGGTGTTGGCACAGGCGCTTCTGGTACTGCTGGTCAAATTCGCGCGACTAACTCTATCACAGCTTTCTATTCTGATAAACGTCTTAAGACTGAAATTGGCAGAATTGAAAATGCTCTAGACAAAATTGATCAACTTACTGGCGTTTTATATACTCAAAATAAACTAGCTGAACAATTTGGTTACAACGATTACGAAGAACAGGTTGGTCTTTATGCACAAGATGTAAAAGCAGTACAACCGCAAGCTGTTAAACCAGCGCCATTTGATATTGCAGAAGATGGTTCTAGTAAAACTGGCCAAGACTATCTAACTGTGCAATATGAAAAACTTATCCCTCTATTGGTAGAAGGCATCAAAGAATTAAGAGCAGAACTTAAAGCGTTGAAAGGTTAATTTATGGCTGTTACGCTAACAAGCACTGGCGTTCAATTCAGTAATAGTACAGAAAATACAACTGCTTCTAGAAATATGGGGCAGTTGATCAGCATCAACTCATATACAAGTAATGGTACATTCACTTGGACAAAACCTGAAAATTGCACTAAAATTTTAGTTCAAGTACAAGGTGCTGGTGGCGGAGGGTGTAGTTATTGTGAGTCTGGCGGTGCTGGCGGATATGCTGAACGATTATTAGACGTCACTTCTATATCATCAGTCACAGTAACTGTTGGTGCTGGCGGTGCAAATACAGGCTACCACTCGGCGGCTGGCGTTGGGGGAGCTAGTTCTTTCGGTTCTTACGTTTCTGCTTCTGGTGGTTATGGTGCCAATAATCACGCCAGCCATACTGGTGGATACAGCGGAAACGGATCAGGCGGTGACTTAAACGTTAGAGGCGGAAGTGGAACGGGTCATGGAAATACTGGCGGTCGAGAAGCTGTCGGTACTGGTGGAAAAAGTTATTTCGGTTCTGGTTATAAAGCATCTCACAACATAAATACTTCTAATTGGGGTAGAACTGCTCCTGGCGCTGGCGGGGCTGGCGGGGCAATGCAGAGCTGGGCTGGTTCTTATGGCGGAAACGGAATCGTAATTGTATACAATTACTCTTAAGGTTAAATATGGCAACCCAGTTAACAGATACAGGTTTTAATTTTAGTGATGGTACAACACAGACTACCAAGTATGGTCCTTCAGACGATAATGGTTATTTAATAAACGTTCAAACATTTACAAGTACTGGAACTTGGTATAAACCAGCAGGTTGCGAAAAAGCGTTGGTTAAAGTCCAAGGTGGCGGAGGTGGTGCCGCTGGTTATTGCGAATCAGGCGGTGCTGGTGGCTTTGCTGAAAAAGTCGTTGACGTTTCTAATGTTTCTTCAGTATGGGTGACTGTCGGCGGTGGCGGAAACAGCGTTGGTTATTATACTTCTGCCGGAGACGGTGGTACAAGTAGTTTCGGTTCTTACGTTTCAGCTTCTGGGGGTTATGGCGCTAACAGAAATTACAGCCACACTGGCGGTCATGGCGGTGTGGGATATAAAGGTGACCTTAACTTGCACGGTGGTGATGGAACTGGCCACACTAATGGCGGTAACCACTTTCCAGCGGGCACTGGCGGAGCTTCATATTTCGGTGGGTCAGCTACTGTAACCAGAGACACAACGTCCACGAAATTATCTAACGGTGCGCCAGGTGCTGGTGGTCCAGGTGGAAGAACTAATGACGGCGGTGGCGGTGGATCAGCATATGGAGAATCAGGTATTGTAGTTGTGTACGCATATTCTGGTTCTGCAGGAAAACTTGGTTCAACGTCAGCATTAGCCGCATCGTCAGCAGCGGAAATTAAAGCAGCGCACCCAGAAGCATCCGATGGTATCTATTGGATTAACTTACCAACAGTTGGCGCAACTCAAGTATATTGTCTAATGGATAATAAGTGGGATGGCGGTGGTTGGATGATGATGTTGAAAGCCACAAGAGGGACAACGTTTGCATATGGTTCTGGGCACTGGACTGGCGTAAATACTCTTAATACTGGTAATATGCTAAACCGCGATGATGGTGACGGAAAGTCCCATGTAATGAATTATTTTGCAGCAAAGGATATGTTAGCAGTTTGGCCAGATATTGGCGAGGGTGGTTGTATAAGAAACCAAAACAACTGGACATGGTTACAAAATAACTTTTACGATGGTAATCGCGTCACCCCTATATGGTTGTGGGCTAACGTTAATAGACGTTTCTTTGGAGATGCATTAAGTTATTGTGGTTGGGGTTCTGGTATTTGGGCCACACAAAACGATATTCGTTTCTACGGGTATAATTGGACTGATAACATGAATGCTCGATGGGGTTTTGGTTGGAACGAAAATGGTGGTGGTTTATATCCATATGGTTATACTGGTTCAGATGATGTGAGTGGTGGTATCGGTATGAGTTATAACAGCTATTCTGCTGGCGATGCTATTTCTTGCTGTAACAACCGTGGCGGATATAATAGATCAATGAGAGTAGAATTATATGTCAGATAATCAATTTACACCTGTACCTTTACCTGGAGATGTGATTGCACCTCCAGTTATTGAAGAAGTTGTTGAGCAAATTGTTTTAGAAGGTATTCAACCTGAAGATTCTAGACCAAGAGGCGACGATTATATTCCAGAGAAAGTTATGTATAAAAAAAGAATTATGGAATTAGTCGTTTGCGACTATCCTCCAATTTCTGATATAGTTCCGCTTCTTTTAAGAGACCTAGATAATTATTCTAGATCAGAGATTTCATTAGAAGAAATTAAAACAAACTGCCCAGAGTATGTTATAGATGATAATAACATACAATATGCTGACTACATTGGACCATACAATCATATTAGACAAAGATTGTTAGACATCTACGAAAAAGAATTTGGAGATAAATAATGCCAGTAACGATGGATTCTACAGGTCTAACATATAATGACGGTACAACACAAACAACAAGATACGGCACAGACACTGATACAGGTTCTTTAATCTCAGTTAAAGAGTATACAATCAGTGGCTCTTGGACATGGTATAAACCACCAAACTGTACTAAAGTTTTAGTTCGCGTCGTAGGTGGCGGAGGTGGTGCCGCTGGTTATTGCGAATCAGGCGGTGCTGGCGGTTTTGCTGAAAAAGTTATTGATGTGACTGGTATTTCTTCAGCCACCGTTACAGTCGGTGGCGGAGGTGGTAACACAGGTTACTATGCAGCAGGTGGTGATGGTGGAACATCTTCTTTCGGAAGTTATTGTTCTGCTTCTGGTGGTTATGGTTGTAATAGAAACTACAGCCACACTGGCGGCCACGGCGGGGTTGGATCTAACGGCGATGTCAACCTATATGGTGGCGATGGAACTGGTCATGGAAATTCTTTAAGTCATGGAGCTATTGGTCGCGGTGGTGACAGTTATTTCGGTGGCGCGCCAGGATGTAATAGAAACAACGGTGGTGGTTTAATTGGACCAGCAGCACCAGGAACTGGTGGAACTGGTGGAAGAACAGATGACAACTATGCAGGCAGCACAGGCCGAGCAGGTGCAGTATTTATTTGGGAGTATAGATAAAATGAAACGTGCTTTAATTTCAAAGATTGAAAATTACAGAATTTGCGAAATCAAAGACCCTGGTCAAGAATTTGAAGTAACAGATGATTTCTTCTGGACAGATGTGCCAGATGATACAGAACACGTTGACGTATATAATCAAGATGGTTCTATTACTAAATTTGATCCAGTTGCACAACCAGGGTTTGCTGAGAACGCATATAAAGTCGCTAGGGCTATTGCGTATAAGTCGGTTGGAGAACAAATGGATATGATGTTTAAAGAATTGGCAACTACAGGCACTATTTCGCCAGATGGACCATGGGCGACTCATATTGCGACTGTTAAAGCAGAAATCCCTAAAGATGACCCTCGCGCCGTGTACGAATATGTCCAAGCAGATTTTCAAAGAAGACTTGCCGAAGATCAAGCTAGAAACAGTCAATAAATATAATACATTAATAAACTGAGAGATATTATGGTAAGTTATGATAAACGTTTTTCGATTGCGCATTTCGATAAATTTCACGGAGAATATGCATCAGCGTTCTATAAAATGATGAAGAACGCTGATGCATCATACATTAAAAGTATCCACGACATTTACTTTGGAAAATTCTTCTATTACGAATACAAAGGACAACACAAGCGTTGTGGAAATCCGATGGGTGTCGAGGCGAGCGATGAGCAGATCGACTACTTGTTTAAACTACAAGAAGAACTTGGGATTGAAATTTCTTTAACATTCAACACTATTGAAGTTCCACACGAAGTTATTTACGACTACGATGTTCGAAGTAAATTTGTTGAATGGATTGGCTCGTACTATGATCGAGGTTTAAGAAGCTGTACTATGTCTTCTACTCATATTATGCGAACTGGTGAACTGCAAAGACGTTGTCCAGATATGAGATGGAAATCCACAGTAAACCAAATTTGCGCGGACGCTCAACAGTTGATTGATTTTGCGTATCTTGGATATAATACTATTCTTTTAGATAGAAGTCTTAATAGAAACATAAAAGAGCTTCGTAGAGTTAGAGAAGCTCAAAACTATCTAAACAGCAAAAACCCAGATAAAAAGTTACTAACATCACTACTTGTAGCAGAGTCGTGCGTTTACAGCTGCCCGTTCAAGAAAGAACACGATTCTGTTGGCGAGGTTATTGGCCCAGAATACTTCAAAGGTATTGCCAATTTGACGTGCAACGGTTGGAGAGGTTCTAAGAACTTTGCTCAGTTACCTAGATCTGGTATTGACTTAGTTGCATCTTCCGTTGACGTGTTCAACAAATACGCAGAGCTTACAGATATTTTTAAAATTTCTGGCCGTTTGACATCTCCAACTTTCTCCCCAGATATAATTGATAATATGAAAGCTGTATGGTTCTATGACGACGATACTAAGTTTAAACAAGTTATATCTAAAGTTGGTCAAACAGTTTATGCTGACAACTTCGATGATATCATAGCGAATAATCTTTTACCAATTCACGCTTGGATCCCAGGGTGGATCGACAAAAGACACACTACAGTGGATTATAAAGAATCATACAAAGAATATAAAGGTATTTGGGTTTCTGAAAAGGGTAAACGTTTAGAAAAGATTTTAACAACTTGTAGAAATCAATGTTGGGACTGTCACGAATGCGAGAGAACCTTCGGGACTGAGGATATTGATTCAGCTTTGCAATTAAGAAAGGTTATGCAATGACGTTAAAAGTTAAAACAGCACTTATCGTCGGTGGAGGTTCTTCTGGGTGGATGACTGCTGCAGCATTAACACGTCAGTGTCCAGACATTGAAGTGGCCTTAGTTGAGTCACCAAACGTTCCGACTATTGGAGTTGGAGAAAGCACTATCGGTCACATTAACGAATATTTACATTTACTGGCGTTGAACGACGAAGACTGGATGAAAGAGTGTAACGCCACTTATAAGACGTCGATCAAGTTTGTAAACTTTAGAGAAAACCCAGAAGAAAACGAGAAGCACACATTTCATTATCCATTTGGTATTTTTGATTATACCGATAAGCCAAGAGGTTTGATGGATTGGTTTATCTATAAAGCAAGAAATCCAAAAACTAACCCTAATAACTTTGGAGAGTTTTATCACGATTCAGTATTGATGACTGACAGGAACAAAATGACAAAGAATGAAGACAATGCTCTTCGAGGGTTTGATTTTAGAACTGACACAGCGTACCATATGGATGCTACTCTCTTTGGTAACTATTTAAGAGATAAGATTTGTTTACCTGCAGGTATGACGCATTTAAAAGCAAACGTAACAGGGTATAAGAAAAACGAAGACGGGTCTATTAAATGTGTTGAAACTGACACTCTTGGTGACATTCATGCAGATTTGTTTATTGATTGTACTGGGTTCAAATCATTACTTCTAGAGCAGGCGATGGAAGTTCCATTTGAGAGTTTCGGTAACCATCTTCATAATGATAGAGCAATTGCTACTGTAATTCCCTATATCGACAAAGATAAAGAGATGGAATGTGTTACAAGCTGTACAGCAATTGACGCTGGGTGGGTTTGGAATATTCCTTTATGGAATCGCATTGGAACGGGTTATGTGTATTCTTCTAAATTTGCAACTGAACAAGAAGCAGAAGAACAGTTTAGAAAACACTTGAAGTCTAAGAATATGGTAATTCCGGATGAAGCTAGAGCTGACTCTGCTCAGTTTAAGCATATCAAAATCAAACACGGCGTCCATAAACGCGCATGGGAAAAGAACGTCATTGGTATTGGTTTATCAAATGGGTTTATCGAACCATTAGAATCTACAGGGTTAATGTTGACACATGAGGGGATTATGAAGATGATCCACACTCTAAAGATGCGTTTTGGTAATGTTACCAAATATGATATTGATATGTTCAATTTTGGGTTTTATGAACAGATCATGGGCTTCAGAAACTTCATCGCTCAACATTACGCTTTGAGTATGAGAGACGATACCCCATATTGGAAACACGTTAGCGAAACGACATACCAACAAAAGATGGTAGACTTCGACCCAACATACTGTGATAATTTTGAAGATTATGCTCGTCGTATTCATCGCTTTAACGTATTTGGCGCAGATATGAGCGGAATTGTTTATATCGCAGCGGGTATGGGTTACAACCCTCTTTATTCTAGAAAAGTCGATTGGAACGATAAACGTTATTCTGAGCTCTCCAATTACGAGGATCAAGTCTATAGAACTTGGGAAACTCATCGCGACGAAGTCTTGGAACGTATCGAAAAGATGCCAACCCACTATGAGTTCCTAAAGAATACCATTTATAAATAATTGAATACCCTCATTTTAGGACAATTCAAATGGCAGTAGCGTCAAGAGAACAATTAAAACAATACGCACTTCGTGCACTTGGCGCGCCAGTGCTAGAGATCAACGTAGACGATGGTCAACTCGAAGACCGCCTAGACGAAGCTCTAGAATATTGGAACCTGTATCACTACGAAGGCGTAGAACAGATGTATCTGAAGCATAAGATTAATGCTTCTGTGTTAAACGTTACTGGTTCTTCAGAAATCCCAGGGATCGGTACTCATTTAAAAACTCCAAGTGGCGCCACTGCCGAAGTTATTCGTCAATGGGATAAAGAGTCAACATTAACTAATTGGACTGTTAAAAACGTTAATGGTACTTGGAACGTTGGAGACCAAATTTTAGACGCAGGCACAAACCTGGCAGTTGGCACTGTTGGCGCTGGAGCGATGACGCTTGGTGAAATTGATCTAAGATATCTTACTGTTCCTGACTATGTTTATGGCGTGACTAAAGTTTTGAACATCGGACAGGCTTCTTCATCAAAGAACATCTTTGACTTACAATACCAACTTCGTTTAAATGACCTGTATGATCTAACATCTACAAGTATTGTTTATTACAAGACTGTTATGTCTCACCTATCCATGTTGGATTTAGAATTAAACGGTCACCCTCTGTATCGTTTTAATCGTATGCAGAATCGTTTATACTTAGATGTAAATTGGGCAACAGACGTTATCGTCGGTGACTATGTTCTTCTACAAGGATATAGAGCAATCAACCCTGTAGAATTTACAAAGTCTTACGGCGAGCCATGGTTAAAACATTATGTTACAGCGCTGTTTAAAAAACAATGGGCAGTAAACATTAAAAAGTTCTCTGGTATTCAACTACCAGGCGGTGTAACGTTAGACGGCGATAAACTGTACGTTGAAGCTATTAAAGAGATTGATGATTTAGAAGATGAATTAAGAACTAAGTCTGCGCCTCTAGATTTCTTCTTGGGGTGATCAATGGCTACAAATTCATATTTTACTCAGGGTACTACTTCTGAGCAAGACTTAATAGAAGAACTTATCATTGAATCTCTAAAGATATACGGTAAAGATTTCTTATATATCCCAAGATCTCAAGTTTCTGCCGATCACATCTTTGGCGAAGATCGTTTAAGTAAATTTGAACACGCATATCCCATTGAAATGTACTTTGATAACATCAATAGTTTTGCAGGGCAAGGCGCTGTTATTCAAAAGTTTGGCCTTTTGATGGACCAGTCTGCCACTCTAACCGTCGCACGTAAACGATGGACTGATCTAATTGGAGTACACGGCACGACTTATTTACCTAACCGACCAAACGAAGGTGACTTAATTTATTATCCGCTAACAAAGGGATTGTTTGAAATTAAGTTTGTAAAACACCAAGAACCTTTCTATCAACTTGGTAAACTTTACACATATAAACTTGATATCGAACTATTCCAATACAGCAGCGAGAAGATTAACACTGGTGTACCAGAAGTTGATATGTTCGAAACACTCAAGTCGTTTGACCCTACAATAAACCCAGTAATCGACGATGCAACTGGTTTTGCAGATAATACAGTGTTCAAAGAAAAAGCTGTTTCTGAGAATGCCGTGTTTGACGAAGCTAACCCGTTTGGAGAAGTGTAATGCTTAATAATAGCGTATTTTATCACGGGGTTGTTAGAAAGTGTATCATTGGTTTCGGGCGTCTTTTCAGTAATATCAAAATCCAAAGAAAAGAAGACGACCCTGTAAATGGACCAATCATTCAAACGTTGAACGTTCCAGTATCATATGCGCCAAAAGAAAAATGGATGGTTCGTATTGATGAAGATCCAACATTAGAAAATCATACTCTTACAACCCTACCAAGACTTTCTTTTGAAATTATCGCATACACTTACGACTCCCTTCGTAAGATTAACCGTATGCAGCAATTGAAAAACCCATGTATTGGAGAAGGCGATTCTGCAGCATTTATGAGAACGCCTGTACCATACAACATTGATATGTCTTTGTATATTATTACAAAAACACAAGAAGACGCTCTACAAATCATTGAGCAGATTCTCCCATGGTTCACACCAGAATATACTATGTCAATTAATGCGGTAGACGAGATGGGCGTTAAATTAGACGTTCCAGTCGTTCTAAACTCCGTTATTGTGTCAGACGAATACGAAGGTGACTTTCAAACTAGACGTTTCGTCATTCACACAATTAACTTCCAGATGAAAGTTTCTTTGTTTGGACCAGTATCACAACAAGGTGTTATCGGTTCTGTTACTGCGAATGTGAGTCAACAATCAGATGGCTCGCTATCTACACACTTTGAAGCAACTGGCGATATTACAACTAAAACTATAATAAACGAACAGTGGATTGACGAATTATAAAATATGGCTGAAGTATATAATAGTAATGCGAATTTAAAAGCTGCGGGTATTAGTTTCCAATTTACTCCTGAACAAGTTCAGGAGTATCTTAAGTGTGCACAGGATCCCATTTACTTCATTGAGAACTATTGTTACATCGTTACACTTGACTATGGTTTAAAACTGTTCAAGCTGTATGACTGTCAAAAGAAGAAGATTGACATCATCCACAATAACCGTAGGGTTATTCTTATGGAAGGTCGTCAGCAAGGTAAAACGACTTCTTCTGCAGCATATATTCTATGGTACACTCTATTTCACGATAACAAAACAGTTGCTATTCTAGCCAACAAGGCTGCTGCAGCCCGTGAAGTTCTTGACCGTTATCAAACGATGTACGAGAATCTACCTAAGTGGATGCAACAGGGTGTTACTGGCTGGAACAAGGGCGATATCGAATTAGAAAACGGTTCAAAAGTATTTACGGCTGCAACGGGTAAGTCTGGTATTCGTGGTAAATCTGTTAACATGTTGTATGTTGACGAAGCTGCAATTATTCCAAACAACGTTGCTGAAGAATTCTTCACTGCGGTTTACCCAACTATTTCTGCGGGTCAAACAACTAAAATTCTTCTATCTTCTACACCACTGGGGTATAACCACTTCTGGCGTTTCTGGAATGACGCAGAAAACGACCGTAACGGTTTCGTTCCATTGTTTATTCCTTATTGGGAAATCCCAGGTCGTGATGAGAAATGGGCGGAAGAACAGAAGCGTATGCTTGGTGAACTCAAGTTTAACCAAGAGGTTCTATGTAACTTCCTAGGTTCCAGCTTAACACTAATCCGCGCTGACGTTATCGCCAAGATGTCGGTTGATCAACCTATTATTTCTAAAGATGGATTAGACGTATTTGAGCGTCCACAAAAGAATCATACTTATTGTGGAGTAATCGACGTTGCTGCAGGCGTTGAAGGTGACTCTTCAACAATTCAGATGATTGATATCACGGAAACGCCATATCGTATCGTGGCAAAATATCGTAGAAATGATATTACACCTTTGTTGTTCCCCTCAGTTATTTTCAAAGTTGCAACAGAATATAACAATGCTTTTATTCTAATCGAGACTAACGTGTCTGACCAAGTGGCGCAGATTATGCACCAAGAGCTTGAATATGAGAATATCCTGATGGTTTCTAGGGCTAATGGAGTCCAAACAGTGGGAGGCGGTTTCGGTGGGCAAAAATCTCAATTAGGTGTTACAACGGATAAGCGTGTTAAGCGTATCGGCTGCCACAACTTTAAAGCAATCGTTGAAGAAGACAAGCTACTAATCACCGACCCTGATACTATTTCTGAAATCTCTACATTTATTGAAAAACGTGGCTCTTATGAAGCCGACGAAGGATATCATGACGACTTAGTTATGCCATTGGTTCTTTTTGGGTGGTTGACAACCCAGCCATATTTTAAAGAACTAAATAACATTAACATGCGAAAAATTATGTACGAAAAGCAGATGAAAGCGATCGAAGAGGATTTAACACCCTTCGGATTCTACGATGATGGAAACCCTGAAGCTGATCCTTTGAATTTCTAAGTGAAAACTTGTAAAAACTAAATAAATTCGTAGACAGTTTTTGTCTAGGCAATCATTATAAACAAGGAGAACAACAATGCCGTTTCAATTATCTCCAGGCGTTGCAGTCGTAGAAAAAGACTTTACTTCTATCGTTCCAGCCGTTGCGACCTCTATTGGTGCGTTCGCGGGTCAGTTCGACTGGGGTCCAGTTTTAGAACCAATTACAATCACTTCAGAGGATGAGCTTGTTCGTCGTTTCGGCGCTCCGAACAATAACAACTTCCAGTCTTGGTTCACTGCTGCCAACTTCCTATCTTATTCTAACAATATTTTAACAGTTCGTCAGAAAACTACTAACATGAAGAACGCTGTTGTGCAGCCTTCTGGTGGTATTATTTCTGTTGACGTGGACAACTCTGGTGCAGGTTTTGTTTCTACCGCTACTCCTCCAACTGTAACTGTTTATACAAAGAACATTATTGGTTCTATCGCAGTAACAAATGGCGGTAATGGTTATACATCTGCCCCAACTGTTGTAATTACCGATGAGACTGGCGACTTCGCTGTAGCCCAAGCTACAGTCGCTAATGGCGCAGTTACTTCTATTTCTATGCTACGTGGCGGTGCAAATTACACTAACCCAGTTATCAGCTTTATCGGCGGTTCTGGTTCAGGTGCAACTGCAGTTGCAAACGTGATCGCAAGCGTGCAAGAAGAAGATTCTGTTCCAGCAGTTCTGGAAGCTGTTCTAAAAGGTGGTTCTTTAACTGCTATTACTGTTGCAACACCTGGCGCTGGCTATACAACAGCTCCTATCGTGTCTATTGTAACTGCTAATGGAGATTCTGGTAAAGACGCAACTGCGATCGCCAACCTTACAGGAGCTGGTGTTACTGGTTTCACAATCCAAAGCGGTGGTACTGGTTATTCAGCTAACCCAACTATTTCTTTCTCTGGCGGCACTACTGCTGGTACTTTCACGACTCCACAAGCTCACGCTACTGTTGTTGGTGGTGTTATTACAGCTATCATTATTGATGACGCAGGTTCTGGATATATTTCCGCTCCAAACGTTAACATTATTGACGGTACTGGTCTAGGCGCTTCAGTTCAAGCCGTGATTGGTAAATCTTCAGTTGAGTCTATTACTATCACAAATCCAGGCGAATCATACCATATCGCTCCTACAGTTACTCTAAGCGGCGGTGGCGTTGGTGAAGGTTTTGAGGCTGCTACTGTTGGTACTATTGATATTGGCCCATCTAATTTGTATGCAGTTACTGTTGTTAATGCAGGTACTGGTTTTAACGGTGAACCAACTATCGTTGTTCAAAATCCACCAAACGTTGGCGCTGGTGGTCAAATTGCATACGTTTCTGCTAACCTGTTAAAACAAGGTGTTGCAATTTACAACCCACAATACTACTCTGCCCAATATATTAATGGTGGTGGTGTTGTTGGCGAATGGGCTGCTAAATTCCCAGGTAAACTAGGTAACACTCTAAAAGTTTCTATGGCTGATGCGGCAACATATGCCACTTGGATTTATAGAGATGAATTCGATGCTCCTCCAGGTACTTCTGAAGGTGCGTCAGTTATTGGCGGTTCTAACGATGAAATGCATATTATTGTTATCGACGAAAAAGGTTACATCTCTGGCGTTGAGAACTCTGTTCTAGAAAAATATGCTTTCGTTTCTAAGGCTTCTGATAACAAGAAACCAGACGGTACTAACAACTACTACAAAGACGTTATCAACGGTCGTTCTGAGTGGTTATGGTGGATGGATCACACTGACCAAGTTGTTGGCGGCGCAGAAAATACTAACTGGGGTACTGTAATGGCTGGAACTACGTTCAAGTCTATGACATCTGCTCTAACTCAGTCTTTATCTGGCGGTTACGATGATGCATCTTCTACAGACGCTCAACGTATGGAGGCATATGAGTTGTTCGCTAATGGTACTCTGTATGATATCAACCTGATCATGGCAGGTAAGGCAAACACTAACATCGCTAACTATATCATCGACAATGTTGTATTAGAACGTCTAGATTGCGTTGCGTTTATTTCTCCAGAAGATCCAGACACTGGCGAAGTTCTAATTGGTGATAGTTCTACTATTGTTAATAAAATCATCAAATACCGTAACGATCTATCAAGCAACTCTTACTCTGTACTAGACTCTGGTTACAAGTATCAGTATGACCGTTATAACGACGTGTATCGTTGGGTTCCATTAAACGGTGACGTTGCTGGTCTATGTGCTCGTACCGACTACACTAACGACCCATGGTGGTCTCCAGGTGGTCTAAACCGTGGTCAGATCAAGAACGTTGTTCGTCTATCTACTAACCCTAACCAAACTCTACGTGACCAACTATATCGTAACGCTATTAACCCAATCGTTACTTTCCCAGGTCAAGGTACTGTTCTGTTCGGTGATAAGACTCTTCTTGCTAAACCATCTGCGTTTGACCGTATCAACGTTCGTCGCTTGTTTATCGTTCTTGAGAAGTCTATTGCAACTGCTGCTAAGTATCAACTATTCGAGTTCAACGATGCGTTCACTCGTGGTCAATTCAAGAACCTGATCGAACCGTTCCTACGTGATGTCCAAGGTCGTCGTGGTATTACTGACTTCCTAGTTAAGTGTGATGAGTCTAACAACACTGGTGAAGTTATCGACCGTAACGAATTCGTTGCCGATATCTTCGTTAAACCAACTCGTTCTATCAACTTTATTACTCTTAACTTCGTTGCCGCTCGTTCTAGCATCGCCTTCAGCGAGATCGGTGGCTAATATGAATTGGGGAGGAAACTCCCCAATTTAAACGAATAAATAAAGGTAATAACAAGGAGATTTAAATGGCAAATATTGCTGACTTTAAAGCCCAGATGATCGGTGGTGGTGCACGTCCTAACCAATTCCGCGTTGAATTGACTTTCCCATCATTCGTTACTCTAGGTGTTATTGCTGGTCAAAGAGCGCAGTTCCTATGCCGCGCTGCTTCCCTACCAGCTTCAACTATTGAAACAATTTCTATTCCGTATCGTGGTCGTCCAGTGAACTTCGCTGGTGAGCGTTCATTCCAACCATGGACTGTTTCTATTTACAACGATACTACTTTCAACATCCGTAATGCTCTTGAGCAATGGCAATCTGGTATTCAACAATACAACACAACTAATGGTCGTACTAACCCTACTGACTATCAGGTTGACTTGTCTGTTCACCAGCTAGACCGTAACGGTGCAACTATCAAGTCTTATAAGTTCACTGATTCGTTCCCAACTAACATTGGCGCGATTACTCTAGACTACGAACAACAAAACGCTATTGAACAGTTCGACGTTGAATTCGTTTACAACTTCTTCACTTCAAACGAAGGCGCTGGTGCTAACTTCGGTATTAACACTACTATCAATACTCCAATTGGTAGCTTCCCAGTTTAATCTTAGAAGGAAAACTTTATAATGCAGCTGTTCGGCTTTGAAATTAAGCGTGCAAAAGATGAGCAGGTTCTACCGATTCCTTCGGTAGTTCCTCCATCGAATCAAGACGGCAGTACTGTAGTAAACACTGGTGTTAATGCTGGTGGTTACTATGGTATGGTTGTCGACTTAGACGCATCCCTGAAAAACGAGAACGACCTTATTCGTCGTTATCGCGAGATTTCTCAATACACTGATTGTGATGCAGCTATTGAAGATATTATTAACGAAGCACTTATCTCAGATGAGACTAAGCGCCCAATTGAAATCATTTTAGATGATTTAAAAGTTTCTGATAGTATCAAAAATAAAATCTCTGATGAATTTGTTGAAATTCTTAGACTTTTAAAGTTTAACGATAGAGGTCATGAGATTTTCCGTCAATGGTATGTTGATGGTCGTTTATACTATCAAGTCTTACTAGACGAGAATAATGTTAAGTCTGGTATTCAAGAATTACGTTTTATTGATCCTCGCAAAATTCGCAAGATCAAAAACATTAAAAAAGAAAAGACACCACAAGGTGTTGAAGTTGTTAAAACCATGGAGCAGTTCTATCTTTACAACGATAAAGGTATGAGCGAGCAATCTACTCAAGGTGTAAAACTTCCATTAGATTCTGTTGTTCATTGTCCATCTGGGGTTATGGATATGAATTCTGGTATGACGCTTTCCCATTTACATAAAGCGATCAAACCTACTAATCAATTAAAGATGATTGAAGACTCTTTAGTCATCTATCGTATCTCTCGCGCACCAGAGCGTAGAATTTTCTATGTTGACGTTGGTAACTTACCGAAGCTAAAAGCTGAACAATACGTCAATGATATCATGAACAAGTTCCGTAACAAGATTGTTTATGATGCAACTACTGGCGAAACCCGCGACGACCGTAAACACCTTTCAATGATGGAAGACTTCTGGATGCCACGCCGTGAAGGTGGTAAAGGTACAGAAATTTCTACTCTACCAGGTGGTCAAAACCTCGGCGCGATTGAAGATATCGAATATTTCCAGAACAAACTCTATCATTCGTTAAACGTACCTGTTAGCCGTATGCAACAGTCTGAGGGATTCAGCATCGGTCGTTCCAACGAAATTACTCGCGATGAAGTTAAATTTAACAAGTTTATCGTTAGACTTCGTAAGAAGTTCGCTGTGTTATTCTTGGAAGCTCTAAGAGTACAGCTAGTTGCTAAAAACATCATTAATGTTAGAGAATGGGATGATATTCGTCAAGGAATTCGTTTCGACTTCCTAGAAGATAACCATTACTCTGAATTAAAAGACGCTGAACTATTGACTCAACGTGTAACTCTTTTAACTCAAATTGAACCTTTCATTGGTCGCTTCTTCTCCGACGAGTGGATCAAGCGTAACTTATTACGCATGACAGACGATGATATTTCAGCAATGGATAAACAGATCAAAGCAAGCCTTAAATCTAATGTCGCTTTTGCCCAGAATAAAGGTGAACAACAATTGGCTCAACAACAGCCTACTATGGAGTTTCAGAATCAACAGCAGATGCAACTACAACAACAGCAAGCTGCTCAACAACCTGATCAACAACAACGTGTAGAACAAGAAGCTGCTACACAGGTAAAAGACGATCAGGAAGAAATGAAATCTAGTTCATCTAAAAAGAGAGAAGGTAAAACTACTTCTACGGGTGAACAAAAAAGTGGTAATTGGCCAAACTAATTAAAGGAATATTATGACTACAACATTAGAACTAATCAACGCTATTTCAAATGGCGATGCCGTTGAGATTGAAAACGCTTTCAATGCAGCTATGGCAGAAAAAATATCAGCTCATCTTGACGATAAACGTCTAGAAGTAGCTCAATCTATGTTCAACCAAACTGTTGAAGCTGAACCTTCTCAACAAACAGAAACCGAGTAATGTACTTTAAGCAATTCATTTCTAGTGTTAGACAAAAACAACAAGAACAGCAAAACGCTTCTCTTGTAGAGGAAGTCACCAAAGAAATATACGAAGAAATACCAAATACTAAAGTTGCTGAAATTATCAAAGAATATCACGATGTAAAAGTTACTGATACGTTAGTTGAAACATACTTAGAATTGGCTTCCTCTAACATTTTCTCAGTCGACCCAGTTATATGTGAATTGCGTAAGTACAATAAATTAGATCGCGTGGTTGAAGGTAAACTAAATTACACTCTTAGCGATGGTTCTGTAATCGCAATAAACGAGGCGACGCAAGATTACCTAAATAAATTATTGCATAACCAAACAGAAATAGTTGAGTATATGAGAGAGTCGACAAAGAACTTCCTCCACGTGCTTACTAAAATAGAGGAAAAGTAATATGACAATGGCGTTTACCACTGTTAAAAATACGAACCAAGAGACTGTGATTCACTTCACTTCTTCAGCAGCTGAGTCTGGCACGATCACTCTTGCTGATTTAACTGCTGTCACACAAGCTCGTAACCTAGACGCACCAAACGTTACTATCGTTAAATGGAGTGTGAGCGGTGAACTTGGTTCAAAGGTTACTATCAACCGTAACAGTAAAATTGTTATTGCATGCGCTCCAGAAAACGCTCCATATATGGAAGCTAATTCTTGGGGTATTCCAATTAACAATGATCCAACGTTCGACATCGTAGTAACTAATGGTGTCGCTAAAGACGTTTCAGGGTTCCTAGTTCTGCGCAAAGTTGCAGGATGGGATACTAAATTTGAACCAGCTACTTATGGCGCGTATGATGATCCAACTCGCGTTGGCGCTTCTACTACTTTAAGCGGTTCTCCAGATAAGGTATAAAAATGAAGCTAATTAAAGAAGTCTTCGAGAATACCACTAAGCTGATTGTTGAAGAAACAAAAGGCAAGAAGTCTTACTTCATTGAAGGTGTTTTCTTACAATCAGAATTAAAAAATCGTAACGGTCGTATGTATCCAGAGCACGTAATGGATAATGAAGTTTCCCGTTATGTAAAAGAACAAGTACAAAACAACCGCGCATACGGCGAACTAGGTCATCCAGATACTCCAAGTATCAACCTTGATCGTGTCTCTCATATGATTGTTGGACTTCGCAAAGAAGGTACTAACTACATTGGCCGCGCAAAAATTATGGAAACACCAATGGGTAATATCGCTCGCGGTCTGTTAGACGGTGGCGCAAACCTTGGCGTATCCAGCCGAGCACTAGGTTCACTAAAGATGAACAATGAAGGTGTTCAAATTGTTCAGGACGATTTTATGCTGTCAACTGCTGCTGACATCGTTGCTGATCCATCCGCTCCAGATGCTTACGTCCGTGGTATTATGGAAAGCAAAGAGTGGACATTCGTGGATGGAAGATTTGTGGAAAGAGATATTGAGGAAACCCAGAAGTTTATTAGAAAGGCATCTAGCAAGCAATTGCAAGAAGCTAAAATTTTAGCCTTCCAAAATTTCCTGAGTAAAATCAAATAATTTATAAATAAGTAATAGAACTATCCAAGTTAGGAGATTACGATGTCAATCGAACAAAAAATCGCTGAACTTCTTGCTGAGTCACGCAAGGCTCAGGAAATTCAAGAAGAAAAAGTAAAACCAGATGGCGCTGAAAAAGGTGCCAAAGATGTTACTGCAAATGCTGGCGCAGGTGACCAGACTAACCCATCTAAGGGTGACGCTGTTAAGCCAGGTTCTCACGAACAGAACCCAGACAATGCTCGTAACAACGTACAAGATGAAAAGCAAGCTGAACAAGTTAAGGGTGGTTCTATGAACCCTCATAACGGTGACCAGTCTTCTATCCGTAAGGGTGACGCAGTTAAGGCTGGCGTTAAAGAAGATATGGACGCTTTGTTCACTGGCGAAGAACTAACTGAAGAATTCAAAGAAAAAGCAACTACTATTTTCGAAGCAGCCGTTATGGTTCGCGTTAACGAAGAAGTTGCACGTCTTGAAGAAGAATTTGCAGCAAAGCTAGAAGAAGCTACTGCACAACAAATTGAGGGTCTTGTTGAACAAGTTGATGGATACCTTGGCTATATTGCCGAGCAGTGGATTGCACAGAATGAATTAGCCCTTGAAAATGGCATTAAGTCCGAAATCGTAGAGAGCTTCATCAATGGTATGAAGGGTCTATTTGAAGAGCACTATATTGACGTTCCAGCTGAGAAGTATGATATTCTAGGCGAAATGGAACAGACTATTGGTTCTCTAGAATCTAAACTAGATGAGCAGCTTGCAGCTAATGTTGCTTTAACTAAGCAAATCGCTGAATCTACTCGCACCCAAATCGTTGCTGAGGCAGCTGAAGGTCTATCTGACGTTGAAACTGAAAAGTTCCAAGCTCTTGCTGAAGAACTAACTTTTGAAAGCGCAGAATCTTTCTCTACTAAAGTAAAGACTATCCGCGAAAGCTATTTCACTAAACAAACTACTGAAGTTAAATCTGTTGTTACAGATTCTCCAGTTGAAACTCTAACTGAAGAGAAGAAGATTGATCCAGCAATGGCTCGCTATCTATCAGCTCTTACTAAGTAATTTACTTTTTAAATAAGGAAAACGACATGACTACTCGTCAAGCTCTAATGGAAAAATGGGCACCAGTTCTAAACCACGAAGGTGCTCCATCTATCAAAGATAACTACCGTAAGGAAGTTACTGCTGTTCTTTTGGAAAACCAAGAACGCGAAATGCGCAAGCAGCAAGAAGCTCTTTTCGAAACTGCTCCTACTAACTCTGTCGGCGCTTACCCAGACGCAGGCGGTATGGCTAAGTTTGATCCAGTATTGATCAGCTTGGTTCGCCGTGCAATGCCACAACTTATCGCTTATGATATCGCTGGCGTTCAACCAATGACTCAACCAACTGGCTTGATCTTCGCTATGAAGTCTCGCTATGGTTCTATGAATGGCGCTGAAGCTCTATTCAACGAAGCTGACTCTGACTACTCTGGTACTGGTACTCACTCTGCTACTCTAGATGGTTCTACTCTAGGTACTCAAACTAATGGTACTGGTTTGGCTACTGATGCAGCTGAACGTCTTGGCCAAGGTGGTTCTGGCGACGGTTCTTTCGGTCAAATGGCATTCTCTATCGAGAAAGCATCTGTTACTGCTAAGACTCGTGCTTTGAAGGCTGAATACTCTATCGAATTGGCTCAAGACATGAAATCTGTTCACGGTCTTGACGCTGAAGGCGAATTGAGCAACATCCTTTCTGCAGAAATCTTGACAGAAATCAACCGCGAAGTTGTTCGTACTGTATATCGCACTGCTAAGCCAGGCGCTGCAGTTGGTACTGCTACTGCTGGTACTTTTGACCTAGACGTTGACTCTAACGGTCGTTGGTCTGTTGAAAAGTTCAAGGGTCTATTGTTCCAAATCGAACGCGAAGCGAACGCGATTGGTCAATTGACACGTCGTGGTCGTGGTAACTTCCTGATCACTAGCGCTGACGTTGCGTCTGCTCTAGCGATGGCAGGGGTTCTAGACTACACTCCAGCTTTGTCTGGCAACAACAGCCTAAATGTAGATGACACTTCTACTACTTTCGCTGGTGTTCTAAATGGTAAGTACAAAGTTTACGTTGATCCATATGCAGCTAACATCTCTGCTAACCAATACTTCGTTGTTGGTTACAAGGGTACTTCTGCTTTCGACGCTGGCTTGTTCTACTGCCCATACGTTCCTCTACAAATGGTTCGTGCTGTTGATCCTAACAGCTTCCAACCTAAGATTGGCTTCAAGACTCGTTA